CTTTAGGGGCCTCTGATTTGCTGCACCGCTGCAGCAGCTTTGCTACATGCACAAAGTCCCGTCCCCAGTGGGGTCTGACCTACACGACCGCGCTATGGCTTGCTTTGAAGATGCAGCAGATTGCATCACCAAGGCGCGTTCATTTATCCAGTCGATTTCCGAGAGCTACAGCCATTGCTCGTTTACGGCTGACGAGCGCTCGCGATTGATTGACATGTCTGAAAACCTCGCCCTAGCAACCAAGGCCCTTCGTCAATGACAATCCCCAACCTCGCTGGTGTCATCACCAAAGCTGACATCGATACCAAAGGCAGCGGGAGCTATGCCGCCTCCTATGTCAACTGGGCCAAAGTCGCTCACCTGCTCCATGAACAAGCCCCAGGTTGGGAGTTTCACCTCCAGCCCACTGAAGCCGGATCTTTGATTTGGCAAGCACCTGATGGAACTGCCTACGTCGTTGGCTACTTCACCGGACCCGATGACCAGCTAACCGCTGAGTTCCCATTTCCTGCGATGGGGAACCGCAATGAGCCGATTGCCTTTGACAAGGTTTCAGCTCGTACCTTGAGTGACACCCACCGCCGAGCGTTATGCGCTGCTGCTGCGTTCACTTTTGGGCTTGCATTTGAGTTGTGGGCAAAGGAGGAGATCGAGAATCCCCACCGGGAGGAGAAGGCAGCCCCAGAACCCGCCAAAGCTCAAGCCGTTTGCCCTATGCCTACGCAAACAAAACCTGAACCAGCACCCATACCCAAGAAAGAAGCTGCGGTGGTCTTTGCCGATCAATCCGACATTGCCGCCATCCAGCAACGCATCCTTCAGCACCCAAAACGCCCCGACGTGATCGAGGCATTCAAGAAACACAAAAACCTCTTGCCTGCTGCCAAGCGCGTTGCTGATCACATCCAAACCCCAGCAGACGTTGCCTTCCTGACTGACCTCTGTAACCGCCTGTGACCACATCCATTCCAATCCTGATCGACTGCCTTCGTGATGCCATCGATGAACAACACCGCACCACCAACAAAAGTTTCTTTACCGAACGTTTCGTCTCCTATGGCGATGGCCGCGCCCTTGAAACGGCCCTGCGTTCCTGTCTTGCGATCCTCCAGCCCTTCAATCAGGGTGACCCGATACCTCTTGGCTACACCGAAGGGATGGATTGCGGATCACAGCAAGAAGTTGCCTGAAGAAACAAGCTTTTACACGCAAGATTATTTGTTGGCGTTGAGCTACGCCACTATCCAGGCAGCAATGCTACGCGCTAGGGCCATTCGTGATCTTGAACTCGATATTCAGATCATGACCCTTGAAATCACGTGTGACCCCAAAACCTATCCATTCGGATGGGAGGTAGCGCATGACTGACGCGCAAATGCGGGCAGCAGTAGAACGCCAGGACTTGGAGCTATGGGAAACCTATCGCGGCGAGGTCCTTAAAGCCCTGGAAGATCGAAACGCCTACCCTGACCCGCAATCGTGGAAAAACAGATGCAAGTTTTCCTTCAAACTCGATCCTCCTGAAACCGCCGCGCTATACGCCTATGCAAGGCTAAATAATTGCTCTCTCAATAGAGCAATCAAGCAACTCATCACCACTCACCCCGTACTCTCCGATGACTGACCCCGCATTCAAGGCTTCCTTTCGCATCAGCGACAACCGCAACCGCAAAACCGAAAAGTCCCCCGAACAAAACATCTCAGTCGATTTCACCCCTGAACAGGCAATCGCCGCCGCCCATTGGCTGATGACCGCCGCTGAAAATGCAGAGCGTAATTCGACCAAAATAAGGGTATACAAAGGCCCCAACGATTTTGAGGAAGTCCCTGGCTTCACTCTATGGGGTGGTCTTTGGGGCCAGAAAGGCAGTTTCAGCCCGCTCAAGCATGAAACCGATCTCCCCTTCTGATGTCTGAACTCCTGGTCCATGCTGACGTTCAAGGCAACGATGCCTTCACCTGTAATGTCATCGGCCTCCCGGTGTCACAGGGCTCCTTGGTTTCTCGGGGAGATGGTCATGGGTTGAGGTATCAAAACGATGCATCACTCAAGCTTTGGCGGCACATGGTTATCTCGGAGGTTCGTGATGCACGGCCTGAGGGTTGGAATCCACGTGCTGCTGTGTCGTTAGCCCTGACCTTTCGCTTTCCACGAAACAAGGGGCACTTCAACCGGCATGGTGCGCTTCTGCCCTCAGCGCCTGCCTATAAGGCAACCAAACCCGATCTAGACAAATGCGCCCGCGCTGTTTTTGATTCCCTAGAACAGGCTGGTTTGATCCTCAATGATTCGCAGATCATTGCCGTTAATGCGTCAAAGCGTTGGGCATTAGCCAATGAGGCGCCTGGCGTGCTATTGACTGTTATCTCTACGCAGGGACACAGCGAGCGACACCCGGCGAAAACATGAGCACATCAGAGGCCAACTGGTATTCCAAGCAAATCAAGCGGGTGCCCATGCTTACCGCTGCGGAAGAGATCACCCTTGGCACTCAAGTACAAGATTGGCTAAGCAACCCGGAACCATCTCCAGCGTTAGCGCGTCGTGGCAGACGGGCACAGAACCGAATGGTGGAAGCCAACTTGCGTCTAGTGGTGACGGTAGCAAACAAGTATTTGCACAAGGTCCCAGCCAGTGATTTCCTAGACCTGATCCAAGCTGGCAATATCGGTTTGATTCGAGCGGTTGAGAAGTATGACCCAACACGAGGTTACAAGTTTTCGACCTATGCGTACTGGTGGATACGACAAGGGATCAGTCGTCACGTTGAGACGCAAACACGTATTATCCGCCTACCATCAAGCGCAACGCAAAAGCTATACCAGCTAGCTACGGCAACTAGACGCTTGGTTCAAGAGCTACACCGCAGCCCCACAAAAGCAGAACTTGCGGAGGCGCTGGAAGTCACCATAGAAGAGCTTGAACAGATCATCACACGCGGGCAGATGTGCCTATCGCTTGATGCATATGCCAATGGCAACGACAACCTGTCAACAATGGGTGACTTGATTGCTGACAACAGTGGGTTGGATATTGACGAGCACTTTGAACAGCTGGAGGAGATTGACGCAATTCAAAAATTGATGGGTCACCTGGCAGAACTGAACCCACGCCAGCGGTTGTTGATTGAGGGTAATTTTGGCATTGGACAACCCGTGCGCACCATCACTGATCTAGCCAAGGAATTGGGGATGAACACTGCACAGGCATCGAAACTATTGAGGGAAGCAAAGATGCGCCTTCGTTTGCTGGCCAATACCCACCCAAAGCACACACCACCACCATTGCCAACTGCCTATGAAGAATTAAACCAACTAGAACTGACCAGTTGCTCCTACGAAATTGCTATCAGAATTGAGACAGCAACGGCACGCAAGCCACGCAAAAAAGACCTGAGCATTATTCAGCCTTCGTTCTGGTAGTCATCTTCAGCCATCATTCCTAGCTCACATTCCAACTCGGCAATGCGCTTGACGGCACCGTTGATGATCAGTGTTCGGCGGGCATCGTTTTCCAACATTTGACAGCAAAGTCTGGCTAATGCCTCTGGACGCTTCAAGCCTTCGGTTTGAATGGCACGCTTCTGCGCTTCTAAGGCCAGCTCCGCTGCCAGACTTAAATCTGGGCACATCCATTTACTCCAGGCCATGATGGAAGGAAACGATATTTATCAGTCTGCCGAGCCTTGCATTGAATTGATGCAAACAGGAGACGGCCCAGTGTGGGAGGTTTCAGGGTTTGGCTACGTGACCCAGCACAAACAGCTATGGCAAGCCATGTTGAGGTTTGACTGTATCTGCCTGAGCAAGGGACTTGACCCGTCAAGGGGTTACCGCTAGGCGTTCCACATGGCGCCTTCTTCCCGCCGCCTGCGTGCTAAACCTGCTTCCACGTTGCTGCCTGGGTTTCTGTAGAGGTACAGAGCTGCGGGTACTTCATGCCACCGCCGATCACGCAACACGCGGGTGATGGTGTTGAACGCTGGGTTTCCGTAGAAATGCTTACCCAGGTTGTAAGCGAACGAAGTGAGCACCCCGCGTTGGTTGGCATTCATTTCCCGCCAATGGGGGATTGTTTTTGCCATGTGTTTGTAGGTGCTTTCGACTTCATCCTTAAGGTATTGGTCAGCCTGTGCTTGGGTGATGGTGTCGCCGCGTGAGATCTTGCGGCCATTGGGATAGCGCGTTGTTCCCCAACCGATGGTGCAAACACCGACGCCATCGTTGTACGCCGTAAGCCTGCACCCCTCATACTTTTTTATGAGTTTCAGTGCAGGACCAAGGTCGTCTTGTTTGCCTGATTGGCTCCAGGTTTGAAACCACGGACGATCACGTCGCATTGCAACCTCATAGCCATTTGCGCTGAGGTCTTCTTCAAGCTCAGAGATTGCTGCCAGCTGATAGGTATAGCCGCGATTGAAACGAAACAGCTGTGACAGGGTAATTGGTGCTTGGTTAGCCATTGTCAAGCCAAGGTGCTTTGAGTTCCATTGCTCCGCCCAAATCCAGTGAATCCCCGGTTTGTAGTACAGGGTCGATTGGATGCTCGATGTAGATCGGTGCAGGCATTGGAGAAGGCTCAGGCGGCAGGCTTGCTTCGTACTGCTCGATAGCAGCAGTTACCTCCGCCTGAAAGTCAATGTCCCGCGTTACCGCTTTGGGAAAGTCAGACGAGCAACCTGAAGGATGAACTGGATAATCCCGTTTGCCTTGAGCGGGGTGAAGGGAAGGATTTCAGAAACGGCGGTTACAACGATTGCCGCAACGGTGAGTGTGGTGGGGTCCATTGGATGAATGGGACTGATGAACTCAGGCTACTTATGCATTTCAAGCGCTCTAACACGAGTATCAAGCTGGGCTAGCTGAGCCTTGGCATCGTTCTTTAGCTCTTCAATGGCCTGCGCGGTGGACTGCACCGTTGCCTCGATCCTGGCAGCCTGAATCTGCATTGATACAAGCAACGCTCCAATGGCAAACATGCCAGCCGCTATGGCAGCCGGTAGCGCAGAGGTGAACACCCCAGAGATTGTTTTGGGGCCTTCGTCCACCGGGCGGAAGTCGCTAAGAGCATTCTAGGGATTAGCCTTGCCCGCGATATTTCTTCTTGCCTTTGCGTTGTGGGCGTGAATGTAACCCGTGGCCAATGGAAGTGGTCTTAGGTTTTGCGACCTTGCGGAGCGTGCCAGTACCGACCTTTGCTTTAACCGCCATCAGTAGGGGGAGTCGCCGAGGATTGCTGGCCAGGCTGCCTTGAGTCCCTCCACGTCGGTAGCGGCTGCAATATCGGGATCAGCGGTCACATCACGTAAGGCTTGCTTTTCGGCGGCAATCTCAGCCTGCGTAGCGGTATCAGCCTGCTCGACAGCACGCATGAACTGAACGTCTAAAGCGGCGAGCTGAGGGGCACGGGCTTCACGCATGAAGTCCTTGTGAATTTCGCGGGCTTTATCCAGGTTGATGGTGATCATTGGTTGGCCTCCTTGGCTGCAAAGTAGGCATCGGCACCGATACCATATCCATCGGGTGCGCTGAAATCTGCCTCCCAGGCGTTGAAGAAAACGTGACTTTCGGGGAGATCTTCGTATTCCATGTAACGGTAGGGAACGCCTGCAGGGACATCCTTTTGGGCTACATCCGCAAGGGGCAGGGCGCCTGTCGGGGTTACTAACGCGATGCTGCCATTGTCTTGGGGGTAGATGATGACGGTCGCCATAGGATTAACGGAAAACAGCAAATGTGAGAACTACAGCATCTCCAAGAGTAGCCGTAGTAGTTGTCGTTGCGTTTAATATCTGAAAATTAGTAGTTGCCAGGCTTAACAAGGAAGGACGGTAAGCATAAGAGCCACTGTTTTCATAAGTGCCCCCAAGAGCAACAGCATAATTAAGATCTACCATTGCCGTTGCAAAGTTGACGGTATAGTTTCCAGTACCACTTTTGCCATAGCTGCTGATATTGCCTGCAGGGAGAGTTGGCCGTGAAGTAGCTGCTGCACCGTTGTATGCACCCCACGCACGGCATCCATAGGCGGTAGCAGCGGAGCCATAGCCAGAGTTGAATGACAGGTCAGTGCCAACACTTGCAGCTCCGGTGGTGCTTAATCCGGTGAGCGCGTAGGTGGTCGTTAGTTCGCCCCATGCCGTGCCGGACCATTTCTGCCACCTGTTGATGGTGCTATTCCAGCGGATTGTTCCGGTTGGGATGTTGGTGTAACTGGTTGAGGTGCCGTCGAATTGAAGAGCAAGGTCTTCATCTCTAGCTTTAACCTCGGTGACAAAGTTGGCAACGAGGCTTGCGGTAGTCGGGTTGCTCCAGTTTGCGTTTGGCACTTAGACCCCTCGGGCGCTCCAGCTGAATGCTCCACTCACTCTAGTGCCGGCTGCATCAAAGAGATAGACCGAGAATTGCGTGGGATTTGGGGCATCAACAAATGAGTATGTTGCCGATACTGAGGTCGTTGCGATAGGGGTTACCGCAATGCTTGAAACATCGATAAATGCCACATTGAATAGAACCGTCGTACCAGATGCATCCGTTGAAAGAGCATTCCCGCTGCCTGCATCACTGCGAAGCTTGGAATCCAGTTTGACGTTGAGGTTAGTGACTTGCAGCAGGTTGTTAGTACCGGTAGCCGCGAAATCGTATTGCACCCTGACGTAGCGGAAATTGGTGGCAAAGACCGAGTTAAGTCCCGAATACACGGTCCACTTGGCCCAGCTGACTCCAGGCGTTTGGGTGGCAATCGTTGCGCTGGTGGCTGTGACCGTGAATTGAGTAGTTGTTGGCACCGTCGCAACGGTATAAGTTCGACTTGTGGCGCCACCAGTTGCAAAGCTTAGATAAACCAGATCCCCAACTATCAAGCCATGCGCGGCGGCTGTGTTAACCGTGATGATGTTACCGGTTTGGGAGTAGTTGGTGGCGTTGGTAAGTGTGCCGCCCCTGGTGCTGATGTTTGGAGTGAATGATGTTGTTCCAACAATGTTGTTACTGGTGAGAACAGTGGTGATTTTGTTTGCGGCTAAAACAGAGCCATAGTCAAATTCTTCTATATAGTTGCCTGTTGCTAGCGATGGGGTAAATAGGTAGGGAAAACCAGCGGTGATTTGCGCTTGCAACGTGGTCCAACCATTAGCGCTAAAGTGCGTTGCCCATGTGTCTGTAGTGCTTACGTTTGCGTAAAGACTGGAGCCTTCGACTACAGCGTTTGTCTTGGTCCCGGTAAACAAACTGTTCTGATCACTTTGGAGTTGATAATCAGGCGGCTGGCTAACTTGCGCTGAGATGCTACCCGGGGTGCCCATATTGCCCGCTGAATCCACGCCCGTGACCCAGTAGGTATAGACACCAGCGGCTAGTTCAAAGACAGAAGTGAAGCGGCCTGATTTTGTACCGATGAGAGTGCTTGTCGCGTATGTTGTCCCTTTGCGGATTTCATAAGACACAATCGGCAGAGTGCTGGGGTTTGGATCATTGGCATGGCGCCAATACAGTAAAACGTTGTTGTCAACTACTTGCTGGGTGACGATTGTCTGCGACGGGGCATTGATCGTAACGTCGAAAAATTGTGTATTGCTTCCTTTGTTCCCAGCAATGTCAACCGTGACAATGAAGAAGCGCTTTGTACCAATCCAGTTGCCAACGATGGAGTAGGTAGTCGCCTGCACGGTCCCCACTACGGTTGCCACTTGCCAGTCGTTGCCAACTGGACCAAAGCGGATTTCGTAGTAAGCCGTGCTCAGGCTTCCCGCAACTGCCGTCCATTTAAGGAGGATGGTGTCGTTAGCAAAGGTGGCCGTGGTAACCGGCTGGCCTGTGGCAGTCGTCGTGATAGAAGCGCTGGCCGCATTTGTGCTGTAGGAGCCACTGGTGTCTAGGGCCTTGATATGCCAAGTCGTTGTGGCGCTTGCAGGGATCAATCCAACCTTTGTGGTGGTGACGTTTAGCAAGCCGATCTTGGTGCCGGTATTCCATGCCGCACCTTGCCAAACCTCGTAACCCTGCAGGTCCAGATCTGGTGCCGGGTCCCAGGTCAATGTGACCCCGATGTTGGGGTCCAGGGCAGCGGTGAAGTTGGTGATGTCGCTGGGTGGCGCGACCTTGCCAAGTGCAGTGATCGAGCCAGACAATGCTGTGATCGACGGGACGCCTGATGCATTGAGGCTGTAGATCTTGAAATCGAAAGTGCCTGGTGTGATGTCGAGAATTTCAAAATCAACTGATGGTTGCTGAGTAACCGTCCAGTTGCCAAAGTCTTTGCGCCACCTGATTTCATAGTTGCTGACTCCAATTAAGTTATTATTTGTGTCTTTAACTACCGGCTTCCAGCTTACAATTACCTTGGAGCGGATAATTCCTTGATATAGGTACAGCGTTTCCTTGGCGCTGAAGTTTGTCGGTGTTGCAGGTAGCCCGCTGAGATTGACGGCGGTGCGTGGCTGCAGCGGTATACCATCTTCGATATAGGCGTATTTGCTGGCGTTATAAGAAATAGCTGTGACGTTGTAAAAAATTTCATCTTGTTCTGTCACGCTTAACACGCGCCAGGTAGTAGCTGGTTTATCTGTAGATTCAAAAACCCAGATGCTATTTGTATTGGGTGCTGAGCTAAATGCAGTGCCAACAGTGATGACGTTACCGGTAATGGCAGTAACGCTACGGGTCTCAACAATGCCGGCTGGGTATGGACCACCCGATAGGATGCAAGATAATGTTGGCGAATTGGCAACAGTTAGCCCGGTTGCATCGTCTACGGTGATTGCGGTTGTTGTTGCAGATGTAATGCGCCCACCACGTCTAGACCCAGAAGGGGTACGCATCGGATCGGCAATCTCAATGACTTGCCCTGGTCTGCAAGCCACCCCAGCCTCAATGGAAGCTGTGAACGTGACAATCTCAGAGTTGTTTTCCTCGTAAAGGATCCATTTGCCGAGGCGTGAAGCTTGGCCCCGTGATGTGCATCCGAAACCAGTGACTTGACTTGTAATTACGCCATACTTGGCGATGGCATCTTTATCTTCTGAAGCCTCGTAAGCAATATCCCTTGTTTTCAGGTCTAGGTAAGAAACAATGACAACTGTGGGCCTTGTCTTCTTGCTGCTGTTCTGGTAGGAGAACCCCCCCTCGGCTACATTCGCAAGGGAGAAGAGATAGGTTGGATCTGTCGGGCGATCTTGACTGATGGTTAGGCTGCCTGCACTCCAGTACGGCATACAGCGCATCGTGCTGCATAAATCGTTAATCAGTTTGTAGGCATCCTCTTGCGTTTGAATGTTGCAGTTGCAAGAGAAGCGCGGCTCGGTGCCACCAAAGCCATCAGACACGAGCGCTGAATTGTATTGAGAAGCAGAGTAAAAAGAAAATTTGTCTAGCGATGCTTCCTTGATGTGATCACCCCATCCATAGCGTGTAGATATAAGCAAATCATATAAAATCCAGGCGGGGTCCGTACACCAGGCAGCAGCGCCAAACACCCCACCCCATACCCCCGAATAAATCAATCGCCCGTTAGTAGCATCAACCGTTGCATTATTGGGGATCTTGACCTTGACACCACGCACCAAGTAGGTACGGGTCGGAATTGAGTTGAACTGCTCTGCATCGATCCTCAGGCCAACCAAGGCTGAGTTGGGGTATCTCAGTTTTGCGTAGGTGATCTCTGTGTACGAAGCCCAGGAAAAGGCGTTCACTAGTTTCGGATCTGTGCTGTCTGCTGTTACGCGGGTGACCTTGATGTCAACAGGACGTGATCCTGTAAAGTTGATTAGGTAATTCTTCTGATACAGATCGCCGCTGCGGCCAGTGATTGTGTCTGTTGTTGCGCCGTTGGGACCTATCGCTACGTCAGTGAAACCACCATTTGCATATTGAACAGAAATTTTCAGATCGACAGTCGCGCCAATAATGTCGCCTTGATTGGTGAACCCCTGAAGCTGCGGGATTGAAATGGTGACCCGCACAGCATCAACACTAGGCTTGGTGATAGAGCGGACAACAGGCAAGCCATTCAGAACTGTTGTGCTGACTCCTACCTCAGTTTCTACGTTGTTGCTGATCGGGATCGCAGCTTGATCCTGAGTCCCGTTGGTGGTGTAAACACTGACGTTTTGGAAGTTGTAAGTACCGTCAGTATTTTGAAGTGCTGTGTTGTTAATGTAAATTGATTTATTGCCATCTTTCAAGCCTTCAATTTCGCCTTCGCTGATCAGGTCAATGACCTTGGCGTATTGGACGGAATCAAGCCCATCCCGTGCTGTTGATGGGGTGTACGAACTGCCGCCACCCTTGCCGCCGCCACCGCCAGATCCAGTGATCAGGCTCCCCCCCGCAATGCGCCCGCCGCTGCTCATGCCGTCACCTGAACGGTGTCAATTCCGGCACTAATTACAATAGAGCCGCACAATGTTTCACCATAAATGATGTTTACAGGAGTGCCTTGCCGTGATGTGTTTTGTATGCCAGAGAAGGAATATGACTTGCGTGGGTCCTGTTGGCTGTCAGTTCCAGATGAGAGCTTCGGCACGGGGCTGATGAGCTGGGCAACGCCACCAAGAATCAAAGAAGAGCCGACACCTAACATTAGGCTTACGCCAAGTGCCCCAATTCCGGGGATAAAGGACAATGCAACCAAAGCAATCCCCGCAATGATCTTGCCCACCGCTCCAGCGCCAACAACTACCGGCACAATCTTTATTTCTTGCTGCCCCGCTGGATCGTGCAACTCATCTTTGTCTAGGTCGTAGCTTCCAATACTGACGCGGTAATGCTGGTCAGCAATATGTTTTTCAACCTTTGGCCAGTTCGCAATCAAGAACCGCACAGCCTCAGCCGCTGTCGATACATCTGCCTCTAGGACACGCTTACCGATGAACGTTGCTAGCTTCCCGTAAAGCTTGATCTTGCGAAGCATGACGCAACCTCCTTCCCGTACATTTTAGGAGCCATCCGCCGCCATACAAATCACGCGATGAGAGGCGATGCTGGAGGTGATGCAAAATCATCTGATCGCCTAGATAGACGGCGCAGTGGTTGAGTCCATTGGTGCTGATTGACATAAGCAGCAGATCACCCGGCTCTAGCTTCTCGTCTTCGCCAAGCTCCCGGAATCCAGTTTCTTTCCAGCACCCGTCAAACATTGGAGCAGCAAGGAATTCATCCGGGCTTCGTGGCCGCTCCCAATCGCGCAAGATGATCCCCTGCTCGGCGTACCAATCACGGGCACAGGTCCAGCAGTCAGCAACACCCCATACCCACTCTCGGCCAATCAACGGCGCCTTGTAGCCGCAGGGTTTGCACTCCCCCCAACCTTCTGTTTTGGGATTACAGATGAACCATGACAACCCTCCTGATTTCTCGCACGCCATTCGATCCGCCGGACTTGGGGATGGCGGAGTAACAGGGTGAGAATGAAATACGGCGACGATCTCACCTGCGTCCTCCGCTCTTGCGTAATCATCTGGATCCAGCAGGAACATCTCCTGGGGGCTGTCCGCCAAGTTCTTGCAGGGCCAGTACCGCTCTCTCCCTTTGATAATCACCACTAACCCGCACGCCTCTTTAGGGTCTTCAGCCTTTGCGTGCTCCAGTGCTGCGGTTTTCCATGTCACTAGCTGTAACCACCGACGCCTGGCATCGAACCAAAAGGCAGCTCGCCTGCAACGTCACGGAAGGCGTAGGTTGTGTCAGCTGTAAAGGTGTAAGAGCTTGCGGTTGGGGAAGGCGGGATGAAGTACAGCTCCAATGGCGTGACATCACCCGGCAAGTTGCCGTAGTTGGTGAGCGTGATGCTTCCAGCCACTCCAGCTGTAGGGATCGATGCAATGGTGGTATCGATGCCGGTGCTTCCCCAGACACGCCAGCCAATTGCAAGCCCAGTGGTATCGACGGTAATACCCCGACTGATCACAACACCCCGGTTGGTGACAACATTAGAAGTTGCAGTCCTGAGGTACAAGTAAGGCTTCCGGCTCAACGTCACCACAAACCCAGACACCGAGGCAACAGTCGTGTTGGTCATGTAGGTGCCAGTAATCGCCATTCCAGCCACAATCCCCGTTGCGCTTGTCATGGTCAACGTTTCTGTGCCTGCTGTCACCGTGCCGGTCAATGGTCCTGCGCTATTGGAAGCAGTTGCGTTGGCGCTAAGGGTCAAGGTTGTACCGCTAGAAATGGCGCTGACTGTGGTTCCTGTAGGCAGTCCCCATCCACGGATGATTTCACCCACAGGGATGTTGGCAGTGCTCGCGGTAGTCCAGATGTTGCTGCCAGCCGTGACGGTGCCGGTGAGGGTATAAACGCTGAATCGTTTCTGGCAACTGTCTAAACGTTTGCCGCATACATCCAAGGCCGCTGAGCCAACTGGGTTGTTGTTGACGTCGAAGTAGCTGGCTTTGTTGTAGCCACACTCAGCAGAGCGGTACTGCCACTGGCAGATGTTAGCAATACACTGCCGCTTTGGACTGCGCACCCCGACAAGATCGAAGGCGCTGCACATCTCATATTCAACAACGTCTCTATTCTCAACCGATTTGCGGTCTAAATAATATATTTCAGCGGGTAGATCAGCTGTAGGATCGGGAAAATAGGGACTAACACCACCAGGCCAGTTAATATGATCGAGGTATCGTGCAAGCGTCCGAATCCTGGTGACCTTTGCACCTTCCAGTGGTGTGGCAAGGATCAGCGATGTGATCGTGCCCATAATGTTGGACACCCGAATTTTGGGTCTAGGTAACTGACCATTTCCGCTGTACTCAAAACCCTCAGCCTCAATCGGCATTGCCTGGTAAGCATTGCCAGCCCACACCACATTCCCGCCATTGCCGACCGCATTGGTGCCAGCATGGAAACGGTAAGTGGTGTTACTGCCGTGAATCGTGCTACTGAGTTGCAATTCAAACAATTCAATGATTGCACTTGGAGCAACCGATTGAATCTCACTGCCGATGAGTACGTTGCCGCCTTCACCTACGGCATAGCCATTATCCCAGTAGCCAGAATCAACGTAAAGTGTAAGGCTCATGCAACATCACCCCAAGGGACCCCAGCGGCTTTGCTGGGGTTGCGCTGTTCGTCAATTTGAGCCTGGAGTGCAGCCGATACCTCTTCAACCTTTTCAGCACCAAGGGCATTTTTGACCCAGCCGATCACATCAGTTTCGCTGAGATCAGCAAATGGGATCAAGTTTTCGGGACGTTCAAAACCAACGCTGCCATAAGCACCAGAAGCCGAATAGGTGTCATCCTTTGCGTCCAGGTGCCAGTGTGCGGTATAGACAAAACCGTCTTTAGTTTCGCGCTCAAGGTTGGAGATGCTCCAGGTATAGCTTGTGGTTGAGGTTTTAGCTTTAGCCATGGGTGGAAAGAGTTTATAGAAGTGTAGGCTGGTTACTTGCCTAGTGGCAATGATCAGAAACGGATCATTAGTTGACCCGTAGAAGTTCGGTAGACATCGCCAACAGCAAGACCACCTGTAATTGCAGCAGTGTTATCAGCATAGGTTGCAACGCTGGAAAAGTTGATCGTGCCGTTATTTTTAATAGTCATTCGCGCCGTCGGGATGGCGCCCGCTGTTGTACTTGTTGTACTAAAGACAAGCCGCCCCGGCATGATTGTGCTTCCAGGGGATCCGTCTATCTGTGCGTTAATTGAGGCAGCAGTAACAAGCGATACGCCATCTGCTCCTGAGAAAATAATTGATCCGACGCCATCATCAGGCGAGACTATAGCGACGCTGGTATTACTTGTGCCACGACTCTTACCAAAATTTATAGAAGGCTGAGAATTGTCATCAGAGTTACGAGTAATCGAAAGATTTGTGGTGGTGCCGCTAGTCCCTTCAATCTGAACCAGGCGGGCCGCACCACCAACGCTACGGCTAGAAGTTGTACCAACTAAAAGCCTACGGTTAGTATCGACGCGGACACTTTCGCTGGAATTGGTATCAAATATAATGTTTCCTGATCTTGTGCCAATACGTGAGCCAGCAGCTGAGTCAAATAAAAGAATACCGCAATCTGTTGACGTGGAATCAAGTCTTACAACATCGCCCGAGGAGCTGACATTCAAGCGGCTGGTTGGACTTGCAGTGCCAATGCCAATCCTGCCCGTACTATTAATAACCAGTGAGTCGTTAGGTGCGCTGCCATGAAAGCTGACGGCTTGGGTAGATCCAGCAGAGCCACCGCCGACGATGTTTACAGTGCCAGCTGATGAGACAATAAATCTTATAGACGATTCAGTGCCAATAGCAACGTCTTTGCTGATATTTGTAGAGTTAAATGCTATAAACCCCATTGGCGTAGAATCAACTTGATACTGAAGACGCATCGCAAGGCCATTCCAAGTAGACCCCGCATTGTGACGCACTGACTTTGCATCTAAAAATACATTATTTCCTGTTGGATTGCTTCTAAATCGTTGAATAATTGTTTCTCCGCCCACTGTTCCTGATGCGTTTTGGCTTGCTTCAAGCAATCCAGTGAATGTCGCTCCGCTTTTTTCTGCCTTATCGTTGTTTAGGTTGGTGAAGTTTGCATCAACCTCATTCCAGGTCAGCGAGCTACCCTTTGTTGTCCTATTGATAAGAGTGCTCATGGTTCAAACACCTGCCTGAAGGTTGCCTGGATTGTATTAAAATTGTAGGCACGCATTGTCACCTGCCATTCTTCGCAGAGATACTTCCCGGCAACACCACGCGGCGGGGTCCAGTCAAATGACGTGACGCCTACGCTGGATTCAAAAAAACTCAGGATTGCATCTCGCTCCGTATTGGTGCGTTCTGAGAATGTCAGGCTCCATTGCTTGGGGTCGGTGTTAAGACCAAAACGAACACGGCTTTCATAGCCGTCGCCTGCCACGAATTTGCGGACGCGAGGCTTGCTGCTCTCGTTAGCTTCAAAGCTGGGTATGTAGGTGAAAGTTGCCATGGGTTAAGCGAGGATCCCCCCGGGGCGTTTGTGGTACACCAGCCGTTGATCCACCACGGCGGCTAGGTCGCGGGCCAATGCACCGGAGCGGCCCTGGTCGCCTTCAGCCTTCGTGCCTTTTGCGTCCACGTTGATCGTGATATTGGTAGTTCCGCCGCCACCTGCAATGCCGAGTTTTCCGTTAGCTCCACGCTTCAGCGGCATGATCGCTTCAGGGCCAGCTTCACCTAGCACTCCATTTTGTAGCGTGCCACCATTGGCAAACTTGAAGAACGTGGGACGATCAAACACGCCACCAGCAGCAAAGGGGACAATCCCATTCGCGCCATAAACATTGCCCATGGCGTTGGGTTTGTACTGAACAGCCTTGCTCCAGTCGATCCCAGTGGAGCCAGCACCGGCAGAGCTGAAATTTTTGCCGAGGTCCATTCCTCCACCACCGCCACCAATGCCACCGAGCACGCTGCCGAGAATGTTTGTCAGGATTTTGATTGCCGCCATGCGAATCGCATCAGCAATCATTTGAGTCGCCATCTTGGAGAAGTAGTTGGCAATATCCCGAAAGAAACTACCTAGCGCTTGCTTAGCCGACATCGTGCCGTTTATCACCCCTTCAAAGCTTGTAGCGAAGGCATCACCGATAGCATTGGCGGCACCAATGATTTGGTTGACGGGGTCCGCCATTTCCTTCAGGCGATCCTTGATTTTGTTGTAGGCATCGTCGAGCTTGGCCATGCCTTCGCCCTGTAAGCCTGTGCCAGCGGAAGGGTTGTAGCCATAGGTGCCTTTAGGATCTATAGCTGGTGGCTTCTTCCCAAAGTCTGGGTTATCAATGCCAGCCTGACGGAGCAGTTCATTGGTCTGCTGCTTGAGATAGTCCAGTCGGATCTTCTCTAGCTCGTTGTGCTTGATTGCATTGAGGTTGCTTTTCTCGGCTAATGACTTGGCATCTGCAAGCTTGCTGGTGAAGTCCTGCTCAATCCGTAGCTTCTGCAGCGCATACTCTGCGGCGGCTTTCTCCAGTGCATTGGATGCCTGGGTGATGGTCAGCTCAGCCTGAGAGATTGCCAGCCGCTTCTGGCTGTCGAGCAGCTGCTTGGCACGTTCTTCGGCAAGGCGCTTGGCGTCCGCTGCGGCTTTATCGGCTGCCCCACTGCCACTACCCCTACCGGTACCGCTGCCTCCCCCGCCAGTCAGTGTTGGCAGGTCACCGCCATTATCGTTGCCGTTCCCATCCCCGTTGCCGTTCCCGCTGCCTGCTCCCTTGCCAGTCGGTCCCTTGCCTAGCGCCTGAAGCGCCACCATCGTGGGATAGACGCCGGGAATCATCTTGGCCGCATTGACCAGCGCAGCACCCGTACCGCTGAGCATTCCTCGGATGGGTGCAGGGATGCGATTCCACCAACCCATGACAAGGGCCTGCATCTGTGCGAATGCCTGCCGCCCTGTCTGCACCATCCGCGCAAAGCCACTGGCAAATCCTTGAGGGATTGAATTGGCGACATCTTTTATCCTGGCGTTGAACCAGCTGCCTGCATCTACTGCCGCCTTGAATGCATCCTTTGCACCCTTGGCGATTGAGTCCATCGCGCCTTTGAAATCATTGGCAACGATTGAAACAATGTTGTCAACCCAGTTCTTAAATTCCTTGTTGTTGGCATAGAGCGCCGTACTCAGCGCTGCTAACGCCGTTGCACCAGCCAATGCCCATCCCCATCCAGGGATAGAAAGGATCGCGGCGTTAAGAGCAGGGATGCCTTCCATTGCAGCAAGAGCAATCTGCACGCGCAGGGTTCCAACAGCTGCAGCTCCAGCGATGAACAGTGTGCTGGCTCCGGCAATCAATCCACTGAGCGGCCCCCAGGCAATGGCCAGCATGGCGGCACTAACCGCTAACCCCTTGACGGGTCCAGGCAATGCATTAAATGCACCCACGCCAGCCGTCACGGCGCTGGTCACAGCATCCAAAGCAGGCAGCAACGCGATTAACAGATCAGCCCCTAGCGCCCCTACCTTGCCGCTGAGCATGGCGAGCTTGTCGCTGTATGCGTCCGCCTTCTGCGCAAATGCAGTGGTCATTTTGACGCTGAGTTTTTCTATGGCATCCGAGCCCATATTGAGGAGCGGGATCATGTCGGCTCCAGCCTTGCCGAATAGATCCATGGCCTTTGCGGTCTTGATGGGACCATCAGCCATGCCCTTAAATCTGTTGGCAATCTCCAGCGTTACCTGATCAGCTTTCTTGATTTTGCCGCTGGCATCAGTGGCAGAAATTCCGAGATATTTCAAAGCTTCGGCGGCCTTGCCTTTGCCAGTCGTGGCAGCTTCAACCATCCCCCGAGAAAGCTTGCCCAGACTCTTGGCTACCGCGTCAATATCCGTCCCGCTGGTGGCTGCTGCCTTCTTAAACCGAGCCAGCGCTTCGACACTAACGCCAGTTTTCTGAGACATGTCGTAGAGCTTGTCCCCTGCATCAAGCGCACCCTTCGCCAGGCCAACCAACCCCGCAACACTTGCCAATGGGGCCAGAGCACCTAATGCACCAGATAGGCCGCCAGCAGCGCCAGCCATGCCACGCATTGCAGCAGAAGCACCCTTGGCTGTACCTTCCATGGCCATCAAGCCACGGTTCAATTCAACAATCTTGTTAGCGCCTTGAACGTCTGCCTTAATGCGTAGCAGTGCATCCATGTTCATTGCCATGGTTATGCCTCCCGCTTAGCCATTACCGACAGCACCGCTGATTCCATCACTTGGAGATCCTCTAGGAGCGAGCGCCGGTCTTTGACCTTGACTGCATACAGTCTAAAGAGCCATTCTGCAGCCACATAATCCAACCCGATAAGGCCATTCATCCCAACCCGCCATTGCGTCTGCAACCCTAAGAACATCTCCACCGCTTCCCAGTTCTCCTCCCACACTTCAAAGTCATCCGAGGCTTCAGGCTCATCTGGCAGGGTTACGCCTAGAACCGCTGCATCGTCAGGTGTGTCATCTTGAACGCTACCGCCTGCCCAATAGGTAGCAGCGTCCGTCAGGTTCTTTTTTTTCCCCCTTTGAGCGAATCAAAGAACGCCTCAACAATTGAGGCCGACACAGCAGGAAGATCTAAAACCTGTTCCTTGGCCTTCTCTGAATACGGCACTTCACCGCCTTCTCCATCCTCGATAGCAGACCAGCCAACCAAGATTTCAGAGGCAATTTCAAGATCGGTGATCATGCCTGCGGTGTCTTCGTCGTTTTGAATGGCACGCAGCCGAGCCATCACAGACTCCTGGATCTCAACAATTCGGGTCTGGGTAGGACGCTTGAACTCCGCATCAAAGGTTTGTTTGACAAATCGCCCACCATCGACCGGGATCTCAAAAGAAACCGGCCAGGTGTAGGTGTCGCTTTGCTTTAAGACAAAAGCCATTTGATGCGCCTAGGTAGCCGTATGGTATTAGGTAAATACTAGCGACGTTTCATCGTTGCCCGCTGTGGTGGGAAGTGCCACATACGGAACATTGAGCATTTGTACAGAATCCTGATCTTGATAGGTGGGGTTTAAGATGTCTACTTGTGGAGCAGTGAAGGTGACCCGGTTGCCAGCAGTTGTGCCGTGCAGGAAGGTCAAGTTTCCAGTCGATGAGCCAAGCGCCGCAGTCCAGAAATCTTTTTGAGCAATCGTGGGCGCTTCGATTTGAACCGTTCCAGCGGGCATACGGTCAGTGATCAATGTTTCCTTGGTGCCGCCCACCAGCTCCCGGTAGACCAGGCTATTGGCCATGTTGAACTCCACCGATTGCAGCACGCCGCTGTAGGAAAAGAATGAAAAGCCGGTGGTGTTGCCTTGACGGAACACAATCGGGGTGGCTTGAAAGGAGTAGGTGACGCTGGGTTGAGCGGTATCGGTGGGGCTGTTGTAAACGCCCATCATGTTGAACTTTAACGTGGGAATTTGACCCACAGCACAGCTCATTGACATGTCACCACGACAACCCGTCAGCTTGTGCAACACGCCATCCACATTGAAGTAAATGGTGACCGAGCTAAAAGCGGTGCTTACAGGGGCATACGTGACCGAGGGCGAGGTGATGGGCACGATGGTCTCACTCATCCCGCACGCCTTGAGGATCGACCCGTAACGCGGCGCGATGCCAGCAGTGCCAGAGCCAGCAAGTTCAACCTCAAATGAGATTTCAACGCTGGTCTTTGCAATCAACTGGTCATAGTTGCCGAGGTAGGGGCGAACCAGATCACGGCTGACCAGATCACCAGACAGCGGCGTAATTTCCAGGTTACGTACCAGGACGGCATCAGTACCCGCAGGGGTTGAATCAGTGCCGTATGTGGCTTCAGCTTTCGCCAGGATCAGGCGTTTGCGGCTCAGAAGGGCCATCGGTCAGTTCCTCAGGGGTGGATGCAGAGGGTGTGGCCGGCTCGGTGCGCTCGATGAGCGTGCGTTTGCCAGTTTTAGGGTCCAGCAGGTAAGAACCACCCTGGCCCTGGTATTCATCAATCATCGTATCCATGGTTTTAGACCGACAAATCGGCAACGGTGGTGCGGTAGAGAATGCGGTAATCGCACATGACTACCCCTGTTGGCTGGTCACTTTCTACCAATTCCCACGATACAGAGATTGGCTGCACGTCCATTACGTAACCACCAAGGGATAGGTCTGCTGTGAGTTTGCTGTGCAAGCTTTGAACAATTGGATCGGCTAGTTGGTCTGGGATATTCCCGCGCACAATTACCATCACCCGAACCCCTAGGCGCCAGGTGTAGGTAGGAAGGCTGGTATCAATTGAGGCATCGTCGCTGATGGGCTCAATTACCAATGCAGGGCACTCTGACCTAGCAAAAGCTTCAACTCTGCTGCGATAAACCCGCCCGCTGACTCCAGAGGTGCTGGCCAATGCCGTGGCGATAGCGTTCAGGATTTGCTCGCGTTTGGTGGTCATGTCTTCATCAGCGAGACTTCACAGAACCGGCCATCATCAATTAATCGTGTATCTCGAACGGTGTAGGCCACACCATCAACCGTGATGCTGTCGTTGTATTTGAGGCTTCCGAAATCTGAAGCTTTTGCCGTGAGTTGGTAGTCAGTTGAAATCACCAACCCATCAGCCAGTAATTGACCAGGCATGTCAAGGATGCCCAAGCCTGTGGTGCTACCTGAGGTACAGGTCACCCCGAAGTCGGTAAGAAATACTGAGAGATCTTCTGTGATCATCACGCAAACACCCGATACGGATTGGCAGGCTCTACGGCGAACTCGTCCCACCCATCAGGCAGCGTCCCAGCAAAATTGACGTGCCAGCCATCAAGCACGGTCGGGGCAACAATCACAACGCCAGTCTCTGGATTCCACTCACCACCACGGGTGATGGTGCCAACCACATCAATGGCGCGGTCGTGGGTGTAGGCGATCAAGGTGCCAGTCCAGGCTTCATCGGCTGGGGTAGCTGGATCATCAGCAGCAAAGGTGCCGTCAGCGTTGCGAGCGCGAACGGGGTCTGTGTAAAACCCAGCCTCAGTGGCAGCAGCGGTCCAGGCAGATTCGTCGGGAAAGCGTAGGAAGTGGGTCATGGTTGGGTGATCTGCTGAAGTTGAGTGTTGGCAAATTTAATAGGCCAGTAGGTAAGGCGCCGAATAGTTCCATTAGTTTCAGTTCCCACTCCTCTTGGCCCACCGATTGTCAACAATGTAGATCCTGTAAAATTAGTAGACGTTCCACTTACTGCTGAAGATCCATTTGTTGATAAACTTTGAGTGCTACTTCCATAGCACATTGCCAATTTATTTGCAGCTCCTGGATTTGAAAGAGCACTACCTAACAATAAATTTGTTCCATCAAAAATTGCTGCCGAACCAGCAATGTGTCTGTATAAATAATAGTTAGTTTGGTTACCTATAAAAGCGCGTCCAGCATCTAAAGAAGTAACTGTACTGACTTCTGCGTACATAGTTCCTGCTGTTGCGTTATACCAGGAGCTAAAGTTCGACCCGGTAATGCTGGCCACATCTGCGGCGCGGGTTACGGTTGCGGTCGTGGTTGGGATGTAGGAGGTGGGAAAAGCTCCGGCTTCGAGCATTGCGCCCCAAAGTAGGTATCCAGAGGTTCCGTCGCCTACATACAATGTTAAGCCGCTGTCTTGAGAAGTAGTCAAAAATGCACTTGCAGTACCAGCGCTGCTTAATGTTGTTGTAGTGACAGAGCAACGATACCAACCATTGCCTACTGATACTATGCTTGGGGAGGTTGTGCCAAAATTGGACCCAACAGTTCCGTTGGCCAAGTTAAAATAGCAATAAACCTGACTGCCAGTTACGGCGGTCCCATTAAATGCAATGACTAAAAGATTTCTGCCTGCGGCTTTTGCGTAAAGACTGTAAGTGTAAACAGTAGATACAGCAGGTGAAAATGATTGTGAAACTTGATGGTAAGCGTTGCTAGTATTTTCAGCAAATTTGTCGGCAGTTGAATTGCCATCTGGCGCTACTCCTTGGTTTGCCGTAATTGCCGAAAATCCTTTGCTCCAGCTCGCATCATTAAACTCCTCACTCCTCTGCAGCAGGTTCGTCCTTGCCTCTTCCGCCAACAGGCCCAGGCTTTCACCCGTTGTTGGGTTGTGGTCGAAGCGTGGCTCGTTGGTAGTTGCCGTCTTGAGCAACCCATCGCTGCCGATGAACGTGCCGCTGCTGGCGCGGGTGAAGGTGACGCGGGGGTCGAGGGTTTTCTGTTGTGCAAACCGTAGGTCCAGGGGGGCGGTGCTGAATACATCGCCAGAAGGTGCCCTTAACGCACGACCGCGCAACCCGCCAACAGCCAAACCACCCCGCAGCGCCCTCAACATCTCAGAGAGTCCCCACAACGCCAACAACGCTCGGGGTGCCACCGCTAAAGCTAACCAGCCTCAGCCGCACAAACTTCACAGGGCACCCATTCAGCGAATAGCCAAATGTTCCATTCCCCGTGATTGTTGTGTCAACGTTGTTTGAGTCAAGGTTGAAGAACGAGGAATCATCTAGGCTGCCTTCAAATCTGATCACCACATTGGTGCCAATGCTTGAGATTGTGACTTGAAAAGTCAGCGGGCCACCACCAGTCTGCACGCTTGTTCCAGCGCCTGCTGCCGTCAACGTTCCTAGCGCTGCTGTTTCAAATCCGGCGCAATCTCCTAATGCCATGATGAAGGCCCTTTTGGTTCTAGTTTAATTGGCAGAATCGTCTACCTTACTTTTCCTTGCTGTTGCCTTAGGAGCTGGCAGCTCAGTGGTTGCCTTGCCCATGCGGGTCAAGATCTGAACGTCACTTGCGCTCAGCTCATAAACCTTGCCGGCTTCTACAAACGCACCGCTAGCGATGGTGTCGCGAAGAATCAAGACTTGCATAAGAAGAAGGGGCGGAAGACCGCCCCAAAGTGTGACTATGCCTAGCTAAGCGTAGGGCTATCAGGTGGTCAGAGCGTCGAGCATTGCAGCAAACGACTCGGGGTGGCGAACCGCGATGTCAAGATCCTGCAGAGCAACAACCCGAACGGTGCCGCTGGTGGAAGCAGTGTAAGGGTCAACCATCAGGTCGAGGCTGCCCCACATGCCCACAATCAGATCAGCAAAGTTGCCGAAGATGATGGCGGAGCAAACACCAGATGCAGAGCCTTTGGTCAGGGTGCTGCTCACCATGTTGGTGATGGCGGTGTTGTAGGAATTCATCCGACCGTCAAGACCAAACACGGGGGCATCACCGTAGGTGGAGTTGGTGAATGTCTGCTTGAGCTTGCCGCGCACCTTGGAGTTGGTGAGGTAGTTCAGGCTGCCGAGGTCGGCGTTGTCCTGAGCAACTTCAGTTTCCAGTCCGATGATGTTGGCCAGAGTGGGAGCAGCGCCGTTAGTACCGCCAGCAACGGAACCGATGCCAGAGGTGGCAAGGATGCCAGTGGGCTGGTTAGAAGCACCAGAGCCGTGGATAGCGGCGCGGTCAATTTCCAACGCAAGCACGGTGGCAAGATCGTTGCGAACAAAGGTTTCGATGTCGATGCTGCTCTGGAGCAGAAGCTTGCGGCTGATGTCGGTGAAAGCACCCAAGGTTTTGGGGCTCATCGTCACCTGATCAAAGGCTTGCTGCGATTCGGTAGGAGAACCGGACTCAGCCACCCAGTAGCCAGTAGCACCACCCGTTTGACGGGGGATGGCGATGTTGCCTTGCAGGCCGGTCAGCATCTGAGTGCCGAGGCCCATCACGACTGCCTTATTACGGAGCAGGTCGATGAAGTTGGCAGCCAGCAAATCAGTTGCAACAGTGTTACCACCAGCAGTTGCAGTGCCAACAGTCAGGTCACGACGAAGCACCTCAGCAGGCACCATCAGACCACGGGACTCTTTGCCCATTGCCTTAGCAGCGGCATCGCTCACTTCAAACTCGAAGCGGGCAGCCTCTTGGCAACGGCGATCGGTGGGGTGAGCCAGTGCGTTGATCGCACGCACAAAGGAGAACTGACGGGTTTCGGCTTCGGTCAGGCCGATGTCAGCAGCTTTGTCATTGACGGGCTTTTGGGCAGAACCCATCCGCTCCAGAACAGCAGCGCGGGCGGCGTCGATATTTTGGCCACCGCGAACTAGTTCGCCAGCAAGGTCAGTCATTTGGTGCTTGTCGCAAAGGGCAGTAATGCCAGCAATACGGGTGCGCTCGGCCTCAGCCGCTTCAGCCCGCACCACTGAGAGATCAGGGGTGTTTTCCATTGGAACCACGGGAGTGGGTGCGGCAGTGGCCGCGAGTTGAGAGTCGTAAGTACGGCCAAAGCCAACCTGATGAGGGTCTGCTGGGACCGATACGATGCTCACCTCGTATGGCGACCATTTAGTCGCCACGAAATCTTCGCCACGCTGTTGCATGTCGTTGATCTCATACGCAAAGGAGACATTCCGTAGAACGCCATCCTCTACATCAGCTTGGATTTCCTGCGCGAACGCATTCCTGCTGAATCGCACGGTGGAATATCCGCGCTTGCTTTGCTCATCAATCCATGCACGCTCAACTACACCAACGACTTTGTTGGGGTCATGGTTCCAGAGGAGTGGCGCTGAATCATTGAGTCGAGCAAGATTGGCGGCACCTGCTTCATGGCTGAGCACTTCATTGCCAAACGATCTGGCAACACCAAACTCAGAGCTAAAAGGGAAGGTGTAGGTCCGCCCTTTCTTGTCTTCAGCGGCACGCTCAAATTGAACGGGCTGATAGCGGCGCAGATTCTGTTTTTCTTCCTGACGCTCTGCAGGTGCAGGCGCATCGGGTTCTGTCATTGTTAGCAATCGCTCAGGAATTATCCACAGCTTACAAATACCTGCAGGATCTATTTCACCTTGAACCACTTCGCAGGCACGAGGCCCTTGGTAAAGAGCGCAATTGGCGCATTGCATCCCTTCTGCCGCAAAGGGATTGTTGGCACCGTCAACGTAGTGAGCACCATTGGCACCAATGGATTGATCAAATGCGCCTAGCTCTTCCGTGATTGCTTCCAGTGCGTTGTAGAGCAACCCCTGCCGGGCACTCATATCTGGTGTCAGTTCGCGCTTCTGGCTGTTCATTGCGCTGCTGGGGGCTGTATCTCAACGTTATCCATTACTGGCGTGGCTTCTGGTGCAGCAGTTGAAGTGTCAAAGGTGAGTCCCAGTTCATCGGCCAGGTCTAGCTCCCTGCGGCGCTGCTGGAAGATCTCTTCAATGTCACCACCATTTTCAGCGATGATCTCAGCCTTGGTTGTGTAGCCCGCCATCTCTGCTTCTTTGTAGGCCGCCACTTCCTTCTGTGGATCAACCCAGGCCCACCCGCGATACATCCACCGCACTTGCCTGAAGCGCTCAGGATCGGCTTCATAGACAGGCAGATTCAAGGCGTTGCTCAACACGGCCAGCTCTAGCCACTGCTCAAACACACGCTGATGCAGGTTTTCTGTCAGCCACCGCTGAAGCATCCTCCAGTTATCACGCTCCTCAAGGAGAGAAAGCCTGCTGCTGGAGTAGTTGGTCTGTGAGAAATCGTGACTGATGCTTTCAAACGAGACGCCCAAGCCTGCGCTCACAGCACGCAGCATTCCACGCACAAACGGCTCAAATTGCCCATCGGGGGCATCAAGATTGGGGACGCTGACCGACTCACCAGGCGCCAAGTATTTAAAAACCCCAGGCTCAAACGATGTCACCCGCTCGCCATCCATGACGTCATCGCCAATCAGCTCACCTTCGGGGGAAGTGATGAAGCCCATTAAGGCAGAAGATGCACGCTGCCGAATTACAGCTGCCTCACAAAATCCACTCAAATGATGCAGGCTCTTGACTGCTGATGCAAACCAAGAAATCCCACGAGTTTGCCCTGGGCGTTCGGTCAAGAACAGGTGCAAAATTTCATCTGCTGAAATCCGCGTGCGTTGCTTGGCTGTGTCAACCGTGGCAGCAGGGAAGGTGTAGTCACCAGGGTGCTTGTTCCTGAACCAGTAGGCCACAGGGCGCTGCCAGCTATCTAGCTCCACACCCATCCGCACTTCGTTTTTACTGTTTGGCGCGGTGCCGTTATAAGTCTCGTCTAGCTTGTCGGCTTCAATCACCTCAAGCGCCAAAGGAATCTTGGAACCACCGAAGGGCTGCTTGACCATGCGCACCAAGACTTCCCCAGACTCCGCCACGCTGCGAATAACAAGGCGCTCGATCTCTTCAAAGCACAGCTTGCCGGCGGTGTGACAATGCTTGGCTTTACTCCATGTGACCCAAGCCGCTTCAATGGCATCGTTGGTTGGCTGGTCAAGTTTGTTGCCGCGTTGTTTTTTGACTTGAGCTTGGAATGGGATGCCATTACCAACAACATTGGATGCAATGGTGCGCAATGCTTGCCTTGCATAGTCAGAATCCCTGACGAGTTGGCGTGCCCTATTGCGTAGTGCCGTAAGGCTTGCCCTTACCTCTGCGTCTGCACTGGTCCCACTGGTAACCCAGTCAGCAGTCAGGCGGCTAACCCGTGCGCCTTCAAACATGCGCCGACGCGGTGCCTGCGTAGGGCTAACGTCTTCGCGGTTGAATAGCTCGCGGATGGCAGAACGAACGCCCATCAGAACCTCACATAAAGATTGGTGGGATCGCCAAGGCCATTAGCAATCAACGCGGCTTTTTGCTCACGCATCACCATTGTTTTCAGCCTACTTTCAAGCATGACAAGATCAGCCATTGGCATTTTCTTCAGACGCCTAGTGCCAATGTTGTATTCAGAGACTGCACCGCCAGCAACAATTGCCCTGATGGCTTCCTGTACCGCGTCAAGATCTTTCTGGTTTTGAGTGCGGCCATCAAATGCAGCAGGCGTGCCTGTGTAATTGAGAGCAGGTTCAACTGTGAGCTGGCCAGCCCCAAGAGTGTGGGAAATACTTCCAGCTGTGGCAATCGCCTGCCAATACCAAACGCCTGCGTCAAACCCTGCACTGGTGGATGCTGCGATGGTGAACTGCCACCCTGATGCGTAGTTGCTACCAACAACTGTGGCACCTTCACTGGCGGCGTTGAAGCGCAGGTAATAGGTCAGCGCGTAGGTGCTACTGGTGATTGCATTGCCAAGCGAATCCGTGGCTTCGTTGTCCCGCCATTGGACAGTGCTGCCCGCCCTGATTGTTGCTGGGATCTGCATTACCAACCAGACACAAAGGAAGACGCTGCAGCCTTCTGTGTAGATGTTACCGCCGGCCTCTTGGCTTCAGATCGGCCTTCTAATCGCGCTTGCAGTTGGTCCCAAATCGTGCGGCGATCAAACCTGCGATAGAGCAGATGCAAGGCAGCCACTGAATATACGCACACGTCTAACGCTTCGTTTCGTGCATTGCTCTTTTTGACGTACTCGCTCAATGGCATCCCTGCCCGATTGAACCGCGTCACCTTGCGTTCTGCCGTGAGCTGCTCGAAGTACTCCTGCGTAGCCGCAGCGCCAAAGTGCAAATAGCCAGTGCCTGGTTCGGTGTTCGTGCGTAGGCGGCCAAAGATCGTGTCTTTGATGGTGTCAGTGCCGACGCTATAAACCGATGCCCCATTTTTGATGATGCGACCTCGCATGGTGAGATCGACTTTTGACTCGCGCCCAATGGGTGGTTTCCCTCTTGTGCTCGCACCTTTGATGGCCACTACCAGTTGACCTTTGCGTGGTTGTCGGCAGTAGCTGTAAACCTCAGAGGTGCAGTGGCCAGAGTCAACGCAAGCAGCCATCACCCGGAGTTTCTTGCCATCCGCTCTGGGATATTCCCCTTCAATCAAAACGTCAAGCTGCTTCCATAGCTCAGTGCGGGTTGGATCGCCCCATAGCTCGGTGTGCTCTATGAGCCATGCCTCTTCATCCCTGCCATAGCCCCAGATGCTCACAGCCAATCGGTTGTCCTGAACGTCCACCCCAGCGGTCAGGCACAGCACCCCATCAGGGACAACCCCGCGCTCGTACTTCTCAACGCGCTCCATCAACCCCTCAGCATCAATCCGCGTCCCGGTCTGCTCGTCCCAGGTTTCAGCCAGCCGGGTATTGACAAACGTCTTCAGCAACGGGGCATCACCCTTGGCCCTGAGGAAGTCATCGACCAACTCCGCCCAGCTCAGCCAACCAAGCGGGGAATACAACCCGGACAAGTGAAACCCTGCTGTCTTGCCATCACCAGGAGCAGTAGCCCGCCATTTCCCAGCCGCCAGCATTCGCCCTTTGTTGACTTCGCTGAATCGTTCCTTGCAGTGCTCGCATTCATAGCGTGCCGTTTCCGGCTGATCTTTCTCCCACTTCATCTGCGGCCACTTCAGCCATTGCATCTCCCCGCAAGAGGGACAAGGGACAAAGAACCGCCGTTGATCTGAGCGCAAATACTCAGCCTCGATTCGACTGCTGCCCTTCACCGTTGGCGTAGAGGTGAGCAGAATCTTGCGCCTGGCAAATGTTGTGGTCCTGCGCTCCGCCAAACTCACTGGGTCACCTTCCCCGTCAACGTCCGCCGGAAATGCGTCAACCTCGTCAAGGAACAGGTAGCGGCAAGGCATTGAGCGCAAACCACTGGCACTGTTGCTGCCGGTGATGACCAGGATCCCGCCGGGGAATTCCTTGGCAAAAAGCGTGTTGCCAGAGTCACGACTCCTAGCCGGTGCGATCCGTTCCCTTAAACAAGGGGTTTCGTTAATCAAACTTTCAAGCCTTTGCTTTGATAAGCGCTTGGCCATCTCCACCGTGGGCTGTACAAGCAACATCGGGCCTGGGCAATGTTGGATCACATATCCCAGCCAGTTGCTCCCGCTCTCGGTCTTCCCTGTCTGCGCTGCAAACATCATCACCACCCTTTGCACTGGGCTGCTACTGCTCAGCTCATTCATGGGCTCCCGCAAATATGGGGTGCGATTTGTGCGCCATGGGCCAGGTTCCGCTGATGCCTTGCTTGTCAACATCCGGTGCTCGTCTGCCCACTCACTAACCGTCAATTGCGGTTCAGGGCGCAACCCAGACAGGAACGCCTCGCGGTAAACCGTGCTCGCCTCAAGCATTGGCCAACCTCTCAAGCGCCAACACCAGCTCTTGACTCAATGCCATGTGGATCGTGGCCGGGTCACTCTCTGCCGCCAATTGATTTGCCAATCGATCCGGGATATTGACAAGCGCCTCCCTCACCGTCTTGGCCAAATTGAATGCCTCCTTCTTCACTGCCTCAGCCGACACCAACTCACCCCGCTTTGCATCCACTTCCAACTTGCTCAACTCCGCCTGATAGTGCTCTCTGCGCTCGCGACTCACATTCAGCTCAGGGATCGCATCATCTGGTAACTGCTCAACCCGTGCCTGCAACTCCTTTGCCGTCTTTGCCGGCTTCACCTCAACAGGATCAGGCCGACTCACTTTTGCGTTATGCGTCTTCAACGTATTGCGGTTCCATAGCTCCAACGCCAGATCACGATCCAGCCACCTCTTCTCATCCTTCTCCACCACCGCCCCAGCAATACGCCCAGACTTCACCGCATGACTAACCGCCGGCTTACTGCATCCCTTGATCAGCGCAAACTCTGCAAAAGTAACAAGCACCCTCGGTTAAGTACCCTTGCTCCTAGTTAACTGATTCTAGTTAACCTACTTAACTTGCTTAACTCTTGCCTGGGGTTGGGGATGCCATTCCTTCAAACCCCTTGCGCTGCAACGGTTCGGACCTTTGGGG